CCCCTCCTTGGCTACACGGCAGGGGCGGCGGGATACGGAACCGCGCTTGCGATCACCACTGGCGTTCTGGCGGTGGCCGGAAATCTCGCATTGGGAGCGTTGATTCGCCCCGGAACGCTCGGCAGACAGACCCTCGCCAATTCTGGCGCAGGGGGGAATTCGGCCTCCGAGAGCAGCACATACGGAGTCAACGGCGCGTCCAACACGATTTCCCGCTATGGCGTGGTGCCTCGTGTCTATGGCCGTCATCGTGTCACGCCCCCCTTTGGTGCGGAGCCGTATGTCGTCTCGGCTGGTTCGTCGCAGACCATCAATCTGCTTCTGGACTTCGGCTATGGCCCGCTCCTCGTGGAGGATATCCGGGTCGGCAATACGCCGATCGGCAACTTTCCGACCGCCCGGTGGTTCGTCCATAGTGAGTTCAAGAAAGGCGACGCGCTCCAGATCTACAAGAACGACCAGTCCACGCTGGAAGTCAACGCCGTCCTGGTCGAGCTCGTGGATAACGTGCGGACTATCTCCCAGGCCGGGTCCACGGTAACGCTGGAGTTCCAGTTTCCTGGCGGCCTCACCGGGTTCACAGAGCAGGGCGCCTCATTCCAGAAAGACGATCACATCACGGTCTTCGCGATGCCTGAGAATGGCGCCGGGGGGTGGCAGCCGATCTCGGACTTTCTGCCCTATGCGCTGTTCCAGGGCGAAGGCGGAGTGCAGAATAGCGGACAGGCCCAGATCGGGTCTGTCGGTGTTTGGCGATGGAGCCGGGGTAGCATTGACGGATATCCCCAGGGGTTTATCGTTGGGGACCCTGCGGTCCTGCAGATGCAGATCGGCAGTCTCTTCACCTACAACGGCGTCGGCTACACCATCACCGCGGTCAGCCCGAATGACCAGGAGCCGGGACAATACAATGTAGAGCTCGCCAATCTACCGCCGAATATCGCGTGGGTCTACACGCACACGGGCGTCATCTCGGGCGAGGAAGGACGTGCGGGGACCTTCCTCCTGCCGGGATCGCAGGGGTTGGCTGGACCTCTGTGGGTGACCTTCGGGCCTTCCACCTATGACGTGGAATTCCACGGGCAGACTCGCACGCCGCGTTCGGTATCCGTGGTCATGCAGATGCCCTACGAGAACAAGTGGCAGATCCTGGTTCGTCGATCGACGCCGGTCAGCAACAGCGCGCTGATTTCGAACCAGATCACATGGTCCTCCGTTCGTTCAGGCCGCTGGGTTCCCCCCATTGCGCCGGAGCAGCCGCGCACGATCCTTGAAGTCCAGATCACGGCGTCGGAGCAGATCAGCGGGCAGGTGCAGAATATCAACGCTCTCTGCACGTCCATCCTCAGGGATCCGCGGCAGGCGGATGCCCGAGTTCCAACGCGCAACCCTGCCTGGATCTACGCGGACATTCTCACGGGCACGGCCAATCCCCGGCCTGTTTCGTGGGACCGTCTCGACGAGCCGAAACTCATCGAGTGGGCGAACAAGAACGCCGCGCTCGTGGTGCAGGGCGATCGGTTTGCCCATTGCGATCTGGTTGTGGATTTTAGATCCACGATCGGCGAACTATGCCAGAACGTGTGCAGCGCAGGGCGGGCCGCACCCACGGTCGTAGATGGTCTATACAGCGTGCTTCTGGATGACGAGGATAAAATCCCCGTCCAGATGTTCACCAATCGCAACGCCACCGGGTTCCAGGCGACGCGCACATGGGTAGATCTCCCCCACGCGCTCAAGATCCAATATATGTCGGAGAAGACCTGGAACCGCGAGGAGCTCATCGTCTATGCGGACGGCTACGACGCGCTGACCGCCACGAAGTTCGAGTCACTCCAACTGACGGGCATCACTCGCGCAACGCAGGTCTGGCGCTTCGGCCGTTACTATCTGGCCGCCGCGTTCCTGCGCCGTGAGCGGCTCAGTTTCTCGACCGATGTGGAGAACTTGGTCTGCCAGAGGGGGGACCTCGTCCGCGTCGCGCACGACCGACTGTTCCAGAATTTCGCTGCCCGCGCCCGCGAGGTCGACGGCGGCACGATCACGATGGACGCCTACCTGAACACAGAACTCTACAGTGAGCCTTTCCCGATATTTCCGGCGAATGCTGGATCCACAGCATGGCCGACGAATTGGGCGAACGCCGGTAACGGTAATGCGAATATCACCGTTGTCTGGGATGCCAAGGGAACGGACGGCGACGGACGAGAGTGGGTAGAAGTCACGCTGCTCAAGCCTGCGGCGGGGGGCACTACGAATTGGACCCAGATCTTTCCCGCGCCCCCCTACTATGGAGTCAATAGCGACGATGTGATTTCGGGCTCGTGGGAAGTTGTTCTAAAAGATCTGACAAATATGGTCGGGGACACACTCGCGCTCAATTTCCAACCTACCAACTCCACGGGCGGAACAGGGCTCGGTTCCCCCCAGGTTGTGTATCAATACCCCGCTGTCGGGGAAAGTCTGGTCATGTCTCAGAAACTTGTTCTAGGAAGTGTTCTAGGTCTAGTCAATGGATGGCGGCCGAATGTCACTGTTCAGTGGGAACCGACTACCGACTATCCGGCGAGCGTGACCCTGCGACTCTACACCCCACGGTTCTTCGTCAACAATCCTAAGCCCAGCCTCCTCCAGCGGGTGGACGCTGCACGACCGCGGTTCGTTCCCAATGCTGAGGCGGCGGGCGCGAGCCTTGGCGTTGCGAATGGGAGCGGCGTCAACGTCTTTCCGACCGGATGGGTCAGTCAACAGTTCGCGGGCTGGACGCGTGAAGTTGTCCGAATCGCCCAGGTCTGGGACTATTACGATATTGACATTCGGTTCACGGCACCGGCTGGGACGGCGGCAGCGTCTTTGATGTTTGCCGTCGATCAGCCTCTGCCCGATTCTGAGATCATTGTTGGTCGAGTGCAGATGAGGCGTGTGTCAACGGTCGGCACCGCGCCTACCGTGACTCTTATCTTCTCGGCCCTGGACGCTTCTGGGGTGTGGATACAGAATGTGATAACGGGCGCGCTGACCATCAGCACGACTCAGGAAACTGAAGTCACGATTGGCCCGACGAGTTTCGCTGCGACAGCGAACGCCGAGCGGTTCACTTTCGGTATGAGGATTCAGCCTGCGGCGGGTGTCGCGTGCGACACCACAGTTCGCTTCCGTCTTCCTTTGATCGGCGATACCACCAATCCCACGAGCGGCCTGCCCGTCATCGCTGAACCAGAAGCGATCTACGGTCAACTGCGGACGGCGGATGGCGAGTTGGTGGACTCCTTTCCGATCCTAGCCCGCCCGGCTGACGATAAGATCCTCGTCGATGGGTCGATCGCCGATCAAGCATCCCCAGGCGACGTGCTGGCGATCGGCACCTTGGACACCGAGACCAGCGATTGGCTGGTGGACAAGATCACAGCGGGGGGTGATTTCGCAGCGAACCTGGACCTCATCGAATACGCGCCAGAAGTCCTACAGGCGGACAAGGGGCCAATCCCCCCGTATGTGCCGAGCGAGGGTTCGGGCTTGCTCGAGGATCTGCCGCCGGTCCGCAACCTTACGCTGAGCTCTGCGCTCTTCCAATACACGACAGATGGAATACCGACTCACCAGAATTTGCTGCAATGGGACCCTCCGGCGTTCCAGGTCGCGCTTTACATCGTGACCCGGCTCTACGTCGTGCCAGATCCCGGCGGCAGCATCACGCCGCCGTATCTCAGCGAAAACGTGTTGATCGAAGTGGGACGCCCCACGGCTCCGCGCTTCGTGGACACGATCGACACGCGCACGCTGCGTGAGGAAGGGACGCTCATACGGTATAGCGTCGTTCCCGTGGCGGTGAGCGGTCGTCGTGGCGAGTCGGTGTCCGTTGAGTCCACGTTCCTGCCGGATACCACCGCGCCACCGACGGTGAACTTCACGACCAACGTCATGTCCGAGACCACGATGCTCATCTGGGATCGGCCAGATATCCCCGACCTGGGGGGTTATCAGGTTCGGTTCGCCGATCGCACGTATGGGACGATCAACCCTCTGTGGGAGAACATGGTGTCCGTCGTGGACTCCATCTCGCCCGCGCTCACTTCGTTGACGGTTCATATCCAGACGGGCACCTACGCGATTCGGGCGTTCGATACCAGCGGGAATTTCGGCCCCCCGTCCTACTCGGTCACGAAGATCGATGAACTTCCGAATGTCGACGCCGTGACTCGTCTGACGGAAGGTCCGACCTGGGCGGGAAGATTCGACCGCACCGAGCTCGTCGGCAACGAACTGCGACTGGTGAAGGACGCCAATGGAAACTATGTCCGCGAGGGATGGTATTATCCAGATGCTGCGGTCGCCTATCCTGCCTCGTGGCTGTTCCGTGTTCGCGGAGCGTTCGACATCTACTCCCTTCCGGCGGGAGTGGACTCGAAGGGATACTGGAACGCGCAGATCTGGGTGGCCGTCCAGAAGTCGGCACCCAAACTCCAGGATGCGTGGTTCTCTCCGCTGAATAACGCCGATCCCCTGGCGGGCGGGCCGGGCGTCTATACTCCGCTTGGGAACGTGTCCCAGACAGATCTGGTCGGGCGTCTGATCAATTGGGCCGTTCGCCTTGTCAGCATCCGCCCAACCGTATCGCCTTCGGTTCGCAGCACTACCCTGGTCGTGGATCACTCGGAGCGTCGGGAGTTCGGCAACGACCGGGCCACGGGAACAGGGGGGCTGAACATCACGTTCTTCCGCCCGTTCTTCGCCACGCCTACAGTCTCGGTCACGCTCAACGACGGGGACATCGGCGACCGTATCGTCAAGTCGGCCAGCACTACCGCGCTGACCGTCGAAGTCTTCAACAACGCTGGCGTTTCGGTCAACCGCAAGATCGACTGGCAAGCAATCGGCTACGGAAGAGGGAATCTCTGACATGACTCAGGCAGCACGCCCGTCGCTCAACGCCGCGGTCGATGACGGCATCACGCTGAGCACGAAGTTCAACAATGCCATGGGGGCGCTCTACACGAGCCACGCCGGAGCGGCGGCACCCCCCTCGCCCGAGAAGGGTCAGGTCTGGGTGGACACGAGCCTGGAGGCAGCCGCGACTCCGGTGCTCATGATGAAGGTCTATACGGGGACGGTGTGGCGGACCCTGGGCACCCTGGATCTCACGAGTGGCCTCTACACGACGGCGGGGGGACTTCCGCTGACTGGCGGCACCGTGACCGGACCGATCCTGTTTCCTAGCGGAACGGCGGCGGCACCCAGCATCTCGTTCTCGGGAGACACGAACAACGGCATCTACCGTGTGGCCGCCGATCAGATCGGATTCACGACGGCCGGGGTCCAGCGGGTCCTGCTCACCGGCACGTCCTTCGATATTCTGACCGCCAATGCTCGGATCGCCGGGGCCAATGCGGTCCTCAATCTGGACCGGGCGGGCAGCGCGGGTTCGTCGATCCTGAGTTTCCAGGTCGGAACGTCGATGCGGTGGAACTGGACTGTGACCGGAGCGGAAAGCACGGGGAACGCTGGGTCCAGCCTGTTCCTCGGGTTCGGTGACGATACCGGCGCCCTGGTCGTCAACTTCCTCCAGTTCACGCGCGCTACCCGACAGATGGGCATCAACGGGGCGTTGATCGGCAGCGCCCCGCTGACCGTTCGCACCACGGCGACCGGAATTGGCGAGGATGCCCTGGAGCTCATGAACATCAATGCCGATGTCAACAGTTGGGTCGGACTGAACTTTCGCACGGGGGGCGGGATTCTGCGTAGCGCCATCCGGGGGGAACGTCCGGGGAACAACAACGGCGACCTTGCCGTGTGGACGAGCCAGACTGGCGTGCTGGTCAAGGCCGCGACCTTCCGCGCCAATGGTGATCTCGAGGTCGTTGGCGCCGTCAAGGCGAACGGTGTGACACTGACCTCGTCGCGCACGATTAAGAAGCAGATCAACGACGCACCATCGCAGTTGGCGGCGATCAAGAAACTACGTGTCGTCACCTTCCAGCGCGACCCCTGCGCGGACGAGGAGGACTCACGCGTCGAGACCGGCTTCTTGGCCGAGGAGGTCGCCCTGGTCCTGCCGAAGGCCGTCACCGCGAAGGCCGACGGTATCCACGTCATGGATCTCCTGGCGTCCCTCACCAAGGCCGTGCAGGAACTCTCCGCGGAGGTCGCCATCTTGAGAAAGGAAGCCGGTAGGTGAGTGAGAGCCCCCCGCCCCAATCCAATGCCAGGGCCGCTATCGCCGAAGTCAGCGGCATCATGCACAAACTGGACCCGAATATGCTTGCGGTCCTTCTTTTGGTGGTCGGCATGAATGGTCTGTTCTTTTGGATCTATGCCGAGATATCCAAGATGCGGCATGTGGAGTTCATCGCTGCTCTCAACTCATGCCCCAGCAGTCCGGGAGTGACGAGAGAGGGAACGATTCTTCCGCGATATACAGCACCGGGGGGTATGGATCGATGAAATCTTGGTTCTACAGTCTGCCGGAAGGGATCAAGTGGGTTCTCGTGCTGGCTGCCTCGCTGGCCATCGAGACGATCCTGGTGATTCTATTCAACCTTCTCGTTCAATAGAAAGGAAACACGATGACCGAATGGCCCACCCAAGCGAACGTCGAAGCCTTCTTCGGCCCGCCCGCGCAGAATCTCGCCATGTGTCCCACGCCCTATCCTTTCCGGCTGGCGTGGGATACGTCCACGATCGTCAATCGCTTCCAGTGCCACACGAAGGTGATGGATGCGTTCCGCAACGTATTCCAGCAGACGCTGGATCACTACGGCCTGGAGAAGATCCGCGAGCTCCGGCTGGACCTGTTCGGCGGGTGCTTCAATCACAGGCCCATGCGAGGGGGGACCCAACTCTCCATGCACTCGTGGGGAATTGCGATCGACCTGGACCCCGAGAACAACCAGCTCAACTGGAACCGTTCACGGGCGAAGTTCGCGCATCCGGACTATGAGCCGTTCTGGTCCTTCGTCGAGGGCCAGGGGCTCATCTCGCTCGGGCGCCTGCGGGACTTCGACTGGATGCATTTTCAGGCCGCGCGCCTGACCGGAGGCGCGGCCACGTCCGGGCAGAGTTCGGGCGCCGCCCCCCTTGCCACGCGCGCACAGATCATCGCCGCGCAGCAGATCCTGGGGGTCGCCGCGGACGGTATCGTCGGTCCCCGCACCCGCGCTGCGACGGAGGAATTCCAGCGCAGCAAGGGGATGCAAGTGACCGGCATCATCGGCCCACTGACCCTCGCGGCCATGGGCATCACAGGAGAACCAGCATGAGCAGGAAGGTCCGTCGTATGAGCGAGGAATATCCCGGCCCGCCGCCCCCGTTGCAGACGGAGTTTCCCCCGCCCGTGGGTCGCGAGGATCACGTCGTGCTCGCGCGG